TCGGCCTCGTGTTCGGCTTCTACCCCGCATGGCAGGCTGCGCAACTCGACCCGATCGAATCCCTCCGGTTTGAATAACCGCAAGTGAAAAAGCTAAAACTGTGGTATAATACTGGATATGTCACTATGGTGCGATGACAAATACCTCCGCTTAATTTCTGGGCAACTCGACCAGTTTAAGTATCTCTCGCCGCAGAAGAGTCGCTTTCGGTGCCCCTTCTGCGGCGATTCCGCTCGCAATAAACTCAAGGCACGCGGTTATACCTTCCCCAAACAACAAACGATTATCTATAAATGTCATAACTGTGATCTCGCGCTCCCGTTTGGTGCCTTTCTCAAACGTCTGTCGCGGCCGCTATTCAATGAATACATCATTGAGAACTTCCGCACACAGGCGCCAATCGTTGTCACCACACCTCCCCCTATCATCTCTAAGCGACTTCCCATTCTCTTTACGGGTGTTGATCAACTCTCGTCCGCATCGCTGGACACGTCACTACAGTCGGTGCGTGACTATGTGTCTGCGCGACAGTTACCAGACTCTGCGCTCACGCGGTTGTATGGCACGTTGCGAGGGCATACGTGGTTAGCGTCACTCGTCGGAAAGAAGAAAGCTGGTGCGATTATCGACGGCTTACCGTATCTGGTGATTCCCCTGCGGTTCGCGAATCACGAATGGTATGGGGCGCAGATGCGATTGCTGACACGCAAAGAATACCTGACATTCCGCTGGGGGCATGATCAGTTGCGCGTCTTCGGTTTGGATGCGTGCGACCGGGCTGCGCTGACCTATTGTGTCGAAGGACCCCTCGACGCGCTCTGCGCACCGAATGCGATTGCCATGTGCGGGTCGGATATTCTGAGTGGGTTGGAACGACTCCACGAATCGGGAGCGACGGTGGACAATCGCGTGTTAGTGTGGGATAATGAACCACGCAATAAACAGATCACCAAACATCTACGACGCGCCATTAAGGCAGGCGAACGGGTAGTCATTTGGCCGCGGGCGCTTCCGAAAGATTTGAACGATATGGTCGCTGCGGGGCACGACGTTGAAGCACTATTATCAAAGCATACGTATCGGGGATTATCCGCAGAATTAGAGTATCGCCAATGGACTATATAGACCCATGAACGAATATCAAAAGTTTATTCATCTCTCGCGGTATGCCCGTTGGATCGAAAAAGAGAAACGACGCGAGACATGGCCAGAGACCGTCAAACGGTACTTTGATTTCTTTGCTGCACATCTCAAGGAGCAACACCAATATACGCTGACTCCCGAACTGCGCAAGGAACTGGAAGGTGCGGTGCTGGCGCTGAAGATCATGCCCAGTATGCGGTGCCTCATGACAGCGGGTGAGGCACTCTCAAGGGAAAATGTCGCGGGTTATAATTGTTCTTACATCGCGGTAGATTCTCCACGGGCGTTTGACGAGATTCTGTACGTACTGATGAACGGTACCGGCGTCGGCTTCAGCATAGAGACGCAATATGTAGAACAACTGCCGCGCGTGTCTGAAGATATCCACGACACCGATACCGTGATTCATGTGTCCGACAGCAAACTGGGTTGGGCCAAGGCGCTCAAAGAACTTATTGCGATGCTCTATGTCGGACAAGTGCCGTCGTGGAATATGTCGCGAGTGCGGCCCGCTGGTGCGCCATTGAAGACCTTTGGTGGACGCGCAAGTGGACCCGAACCGTTGGTTGAACTGTTCAAGTTTTGTGTACGCACTTTCACGAATGCGCTCGGGCGTCGATTGACCACGCTGGAATGTCATGACATCGTGTGTAAGATCGCGGAGGTTGTCGTCGTCGGTGGGGTGCGCCGGAGTGCGCTCATATCACTGTCGGACATTCATGACGATAGGATGCGCGGCGCCAAGAACGGCGAATGGTGGAGCATGAATTCGCAGCGGGCGTTGTCCAACAATTCCTATGTCGCGAAGCGCGAACGCCCGACGCTGGGCACATTCATTGACGAATGGAAGTCGCTATATGAGTCCAAGTCGGGAGAACGTGGCGTGTTCTCGCGCTATGGGGCGCAAGCACAGGCCAAGAAGACGGAACGACGAGACCCCGACCGTGATTTTGGGACCAATCCCTGTTCAGAAATTATTCTACGTAATCGAGAATTCTGTAATCTCAGTGAAGTTGTGGTGCGCGAACAAGATACGCTGGCGACACTAAAACAGAAAGTTCGATTGGCCACCATTCTCGGCACCTTTCAGTCCACACTCACCACCTTCAAGTATATCTCCAAAGAGTGGACAAAGAATTGTAAGGAAGAACGATTGTTAGGTGTCTCGCTCACGGGCATCATGGATAGTGTCATGACGAATGGCACCGAGCCGGGATTGGAAAAACGTCTAGACACGTTGCGTGGGGTGGCGGTCGCGACCAACAAAGAGTTCGCGACGGAGTTGAAGATTCCACAGTCGGCGTCAGTGACCTGTGTAAAACCATCGGGCACCGTGAGCAACCTTGTAAACTCCGCATCAGGCATTCACGCACGGCATGCCGAATATTATGTTCGCACCGTCCGCGCAGACAAGCAAGACCCGTTGGCGCAGTTTATGATCGAGGCAGGGTTCTATGCGGAATCCGATGTTACGCGCCCCGAAAATACGTGGGTGTTCTATTTTCCACAGAAAGCCCCGAAGGGCGCGATCACGCGCAATGAACGCACCGCGATTCAGCAACTAGAGTTCTGGCGTTTGTATCAAAATCATTGGTGCGAACATAAGCCGAGCGCGACCATCTATGTGCAGGAGGAGGAATGGCTAGACGTGGGCGCGTGGATTTACCGACACTTTGATACGGTCTCCGGGCTTGCGTTCTTGCCGAACCTGGAACACATTTACAAACAGGCACCCTATATCGATTGCACCAAAGACGAATATGAGGAGTGGACGAAGAAGGTGCCGGCGAAGGTGGACTGGACCAAACTGGCGGTGTATGAGAAGTCGGACGCCACCACCGGCAGCCAGGAATTGGCTTGCACAGCGGGCGCTTGTGACCTAGTCGACATTCCCTCGCGGGGAAGTGCTAAATAGTTCACACCGAAAGGACAAAATAATGGCAGCAAGACAATCAGCGTCAATCGAATGTAGTAACTGTACGAATATCTGTGTTGTCTTCGGCATAGATGCAGATACAGTGCAGTTCTGTCCTTTCTGCGGTGACGGGGTGTTGCTTTCGTATGATGATATCAATACCAGCAAATTGCTGGGTGGAGATTATGACGAGGACGACGAGAACGACGACGACGAATGAATATCGGGATAGATTACTCAATGTCGTGCCCGGCGATGTGCGCCTATGGCGAGACTCCGCAGTTCTGGATGGCACACGCACGCACCTATTCTGCACTTCCGGCACTAACCACCGTCGTCATCTCAAACACAGAGATGATGGCCCGCGCAGAGTTTATCGCGCAATCCGTCATCACATGGCTGGCACAATGGCCAGACATTCGGACCGTCGCCCTCGAAGACTATGCGTTCAGTGCGACTGGGCGCGTGTTTCATATTGGAGAACATACGGGCATTCTGAAGTATCTACTGCGTCAACAACACTATACCATCACCACTACTCCTCCGACCGTGATCAAGAAGTTTGCGACAGGAAAAGGTAATGCCGACAAACCGAAAATGACTCACGCTTTCCTTGAGCAATATCCACATGCAAAAGCCTGGTGCCCCGTATTTTTTCCACGGACCGCTAAGACGGCATCATTTGCAAAATCGCCCCTCTCTGACATAGCCGATGCGTATTGGATTGCCAGGCACGCCGCCAACAACGGCGCTTGACAATCTGACTAGTATCAAGTATAATTACATTATCTTCTTAAAGGAGGTTCTATGCGTGGCGCCGGTTACGTAATCGTTGCTACATTGATATTGAGTGTAAGCATTATAATGGCAATTAAAATGGCAAACGCCATAGTTGTTGTCAGAAACGTCGAGTCCGTTCAAACGTTAATGACGGTAGTCGCTCACGTAACAGCGGAAAGAGTGACCGAGCGGTCAGACCGGATTCGCCACGAGGAGAAAGGAAAGTGCGGTCCACGACCCGAACAGATCAGCGAACGGGGGAAAGCCTTTATTCGACAATACGAGGGGCTGCAACTGGACCCGTATTATGATAGTATCGGATACGCCATCGGATATGGCATGCACACCTGGCAAGGCATGCCAGTCACACGCACCTATCCAGATTCTCCAACCGAGGCAGATGTCGAGGATGAGTTTGACGTACAGTTGGCGACATACGCACGCATCGTAACACGAAGCATCTGTGCGCCACTGACATCATCGATGTTTGATGCGTTGGTTAGCGTCGCGTGGAATACGGGGCACGTGAATACGTCCATCGTGCAGAAAGTCGACCAGGGTCGCGCCGTCGATGTAAGAGACTTCTTGATGACGGCCACCACACAGAGTCAACGCAATCGGGTACTCGTTAACCGGCGACTTCGTGAATATATTATGTTCACCGGCGATTATGACCTCGCAATGAATCGTCAGATGCCGGCAGAACAATTGTTGCAACACATGTCGTATGGCAATTAAGCCAAAATCATAACATAAAAAGGGACATTCACAATGCTAGCAGTATTTGAAACAGTCGTCAATAAGTTTGGTCCGTGGGTCATATGCTTTGCCATGATTGGTGTTTTCCTCTACGAAGCGCACAGACATGAGGAAACGCTTATAGCTATCAATAGTCAGCTTACCAACGCACTTGAATCGGTCGCCAAGGCACATGAGATGCAGACTGAGTTGCTCCCGATACAATAATATGGTATAATTACTTATGATAGAAATAGCCACAGAAGTGAGTACAACGCCGACGGCACAACTCTTTGTTGTGGAAACAATCCACACGTTTCATATGCGATACTTGGTGGAAAGTGAAACAGCGGAGGGAGCAAAGGAAATCGTAAACAAGCAGCCAGACGATGAGGAGTGGCAGCAAAAATACTTGGGTGATATCGTTCTTACCGTACAACCAATATCTCATGAGGAGGCCGAGGAGATACACACGACGAGTGATTCCTCGTGGCAGGGTTCTCCGTGGATGCCGATAGATTCGATGATTACGAGGTCAAAAAATGGAACATGAGATTATTTTTCCCGAGAACGAAGTGCCGCCAACGGATACGTCGCCAGTTAAACTGACAATGGAATCGATCCCCTCTCCAGGCACACTGCTGGCGAAGGCGGAATTGAAAGCAAAAGAACTGGCTCGGATGCGCCAACTTCTCATGCGTCAGAAACAGCAACAACTACGGAAAACCAGCAAACAAAATCTAAAGAGCAAGAACCGCCGGCGCGCGCTTCTCGCCGCACGGAGTCGTAAACGTAACAGATAAGAGAGTTGGAGTGAGTATGTCTATTGCAATAACAATGCCGTCTCGGCGTGTTGTGAAAATTATAGGGGCGGTCGCTGTCTCGGGGCTCGTCTTTGCGGCAGGGCGTCTGAGTGGGCCAGATGAGGCAACGTCAGTTCTCAGCATCGACCATCCTGCGCCAAATGTCACTACCATTCAAGTGCCCGTGGGGCGACTGACACCCGAGGCCGTTGAGGATTACGTCGAACCGGTCTACACGGATCTCGCGAATGACCTTCTCGCAGAGAACGAAGGGCTCAAAGTGTTGGTGGAGGAGTTGTCAGTGTCGCTCGCGACAGCGACCTCAGCAGGTCGCGGCGATGTTGTTGTAACACCCCTTGAAACGCCGCTATCGAGCCCGATCTTCCACATTGGGTATATTCCGCCCGCAGATACTCTCGTAGAGGCACCACCACCTATTCGGTCTCGCGTGGCGTTTACTGACTTCCGGCTGAATTTTCTGGCTGAAGGCACAGAGGCAGAATATACGTTGTCGCAGAAATTTTTGATTCTGAATACCACAGGGCGCAACGAGGATAATGTGCCGACCAATCTGATTCGTTTATTCGAAATCGGTCCAGGTGAGACGCGCACATCCATTCCTGTCACTGAGACAACAACGATTGCGGCCGCGGCCACGCCTGCGCATTGGTACGTCAAGATTGGAGTGCAGGGAGGTATGGGGCATATCGTGGGCAGGACTGGTGACGAAGCGTCACTTACGGCATTCATCGGAATGCCCTGGCTGAAGCGAGGCACCAATCGTAGCACGGAGAGGACGCGGTGGGCGATCGCTACACCCGTGGTCGCATATGACTATACCGAGACGAGCTTCGGCGTGCTACCCGTCTCTTTGAACCTCGGCACGATTATGAGCGAGAAACATCCTCTCACCAATATCTGGATTTCTCCGTACATCGGAACAACAACGGGCACCTCGATTAATCGTGTCGGTGGGCTTCTCACTGTGACGTTTTAGTATTTAACAAGCCCCTATAGCTCAGTGGCTAGAGCAACACCTTATAAGGTGAAGGGCCGGGGTTCAAATCCTCGTGGGGGCTCCACCATATAAATATTACGATAACTCGTTAAAATTATGCAACATGCCGCGATGGGATTTTTATTGTGAACGTTGTCAAACCACTCGTGAACTGGCTTTTCAAACCTTCCAAAATTCTGAAGACTCTCGCTGTCCTCAATGCGGCGGCCCGCATACACGCCAAGTCGCGAAAAGTAATTTCGTCGTTACGGGATATAATGCCAAAAATCAATACTCCAAAGGATAGTGAATAACTATGTCTGATGTGACCACGTCAAGCAAACCCCTCGGCGGTACCGAACTCATTCTCGCCAATCTACAAGAGGCGCTGCCTGAACTGACCAGTCAGGTGCAGATTATGATGTCACGTCCTGAGACGTATACCTTTGAGGACAGGCCGCGCATACTTTGGTGCCAGGATTTGCCGCAGGACCCCGCAGTCGCTATGCTGAAGGATCAGAGTTATCGCACAAAGTTTAATCACATCGTGTTCGTCTCACACTGGCAGCAACAGCAGTATAATATGTATCTCGGTATTCCATATAACGAAAGCGTTGTCATTAAGAATGCAGTGCCCCATCGCGAATCGGTTTTTCCCAAACCCTACGACGGCAAGCTCAAGTTCATCTATACCTCAACTCCTCATCGGGGACTCGCCATTCTCGGTGCCGCGGCCGAGGTGCTGGCGAAAGAACGTGAGGATTGGGAACTCCACGTGTATTCGTCGTTGAATATTTACGGATGGCACGAACAGGATAAAGAGTTCGAACCGCTGTATGATATTCTCAGAAAGAATCCGCATATCATCTACCACGGCACACAGCCGAATGCGGACGTGCGTCAGGCGCTGGACGAGTCGCATGTGTTTGTCTATCCTTCAGTGTATGCGGAAACCTCCTGTATGGCTGTGCAAGAAGCCATGATGGCAGGCTGTCTCGTCATCACCAGCAATTACGGCGCGCTGCCGGAGACGTGTGCGGAATGGTCGTGGATGTTCTCCTACGATGAGCGCCCAGAGGCCATGATTGTCAATACTGTCGGGCGTATGCGAGAGGCATTGGACACCTACGGCAGCAAGCATACGGAATATACGTTGCGGGCACAGAGCAATTACTATCAGCAGTTCTATTCGTTTGAGTCGCGAATTCCTACGTGGAAGTCGCTGCTACAGTCGGCCATTAAGAAAGGCACGCCGATTGAAATGTTGGTGATTGAATAATGTCTGGTATACTTGTACCGTTCGAAACACGAGAAGCACGAAACGAGCGATTGGCGTCAAGCGAGCCGAAGAACACTAGCGCGACATCCGAGGAACGATATGCACGATATCAGCAACACACACTGATTGTCTGTCGCGAATTACTGAAGTACTATAACCAGTCATCGCACTGGACCGCCGACTGCGAGAACGAAATGGCAATTGCCGTCACATCACTTAGGAACATTTGCCGTCTGCTTGCGGCACCACCGCCCGAGGTATCACTATGAAAGCACGACAGCTTGGGGAGATTCTCACGCATCAGAAGACACTAACTAAAACCACGGATAAAGTTGCGTGGCTGCAAGGGCATTATTCGACAGGCCTGACGTATCTGTTGGCGCTGGCCCACTCAGGGGTTGAATGGGATTTACCGCCAGGCGTCCCACCATTCAAACAGGATTTGGGGCCCATCGGATTGACGCCCTCACATTTGATGCGCGAACTCCGCGTACTCTACCTGTTCGTCAAAGGCGGGTCACCTGTATTACCGCATCGACGCGAACAATTGTTTCTGCAATTACTGGAACGACTTCATAGTGGTGAAGTGGCGATTGTGATGGCACTGAAAGACGGCAAATTCCCTAGTACCTATCGCTGTACGAAAGCTGTCGTCAACGAAGCGTTTCCAGGTCTACTGGATCAGCCGTTCGACTTGCGATATTTCAGATAGGGATTAGACAGATGGAAGACAACAACACCGATGGCGTGGCACGATCTTTACTCGATATGCGATTGGACCTAAAGTATGTTAAGGTATTCAATTCAGGTAAAGCAATTAAAATTGTGGCATGCACAATAGCCCTTCTCGTAGCAATAATATGTCTCGACTTCTCCTCGTCC